GACTGTAGACAGAGCTGCAATGATACGCTTGTATGAGCAGAAGGTAGCTGGTAAAGTGAACACTGTCATCGACGGTCACGTAGTTCGTATAGAAGACATTATTCTTGAGAATCGTGCAAAAATGTCAAAGGCGATGCGTGATTCGCTTGATAGAGAGATCGAGAGAACTGTGCTTGAGATGCATGGTGTAACCTCTCGTTCTCTCCTTGATCTTGTCAGTGATCAGGTATCATTTGCGTATCAAGGGCTAGAGAAATCACTTAGTAGGATATGGCATGTAGAAAAGCCTACACGTCGTATAGCAGAGGAGCTAGTCCTTGAACGTCCAATATTCCAAGACAAGACACTTGCGGCAGGTTTTACAAGTATAGGGATAGCAGAGCGTAAGCGAATAGAACAGGTGATACGTAGAGGTATTGCGCAAGGTATGACAGAGAAAGAGATTGCGTATCTAGTGCGTACAGGTAATGTGCATAAAATAACAAGACAACAATCGCTTGGTCTTGCACGAACAGCAATTACTTCTGTGTACTGCCAAGCAGATCATGAGGTATACAAAGCTAACAAAGGTGTTCTTGAAGGCTGGCAATATGTTGCCGTACTCGACTCCAGGACCACACCGCTTTGTGCACATCGTGATGGCCAGATATATCCGATTGGTGATTATGAACACCTTCCTCCTGCACATTGGTATTGCCGCAGTACTACTATCCCTGTAGTTAAGAGTTGGGAGTCACTTAGCAAACTGGAAGGTATTGCACAGATACGTAAGAGAAATCTGGCAAATCTTACACCAGAGCAGATAGCATATTACGATGGGCAGTCACCGTTAAAAGAGTCGTATCATGATTGGTTGTTTAGGCAACCTACAGAGGTACAGCTTAGGCACCTTGGTGACACTGAAAAGCTTGAGATGTTTCAGACACAACAGCTACATCTTGATAAATTCACAGATGACGGTAGAGCGATAGGTATACGTGACTTGCGGCGGATGACAGACTCAGGTTATGGTGTACCCGGTGATACACGCCGCTTTGCAATGGCTAAAGAGAAGTTGGATACGTTGAAGCTAGGGGCATCTAGACCTGAAGATTTCTTTGATGATCCTGTGCTACAACGTGCGCTGAAGGAGTACTATGCGCTGCAGGCTGGTGAGCTTGACGGTACATTGTCACTTGTTAATTATCGCGGAACACTCATAGGCAAAAAGAAGCTCACGAAGAATAGGGTGTTGTCCAGTCCTCCCACTGAGGATAACCTTGTGTTTAATCCTCTTACTGGTAGATATGACGATGCGCGTATGTACCAACCAGCGCCAGCTGTACTTGAAAACAATTTACGGCTTGTTAATGAGTCAGTTGTACTTAAAGAGTCTGATAAAGCCTTCATTAACAAGTTTAACGAAAACATAAGCGATACGTTAGGTATTAACCAACGTGCAGTTGTTGTTGATAACTTACGTAATGTATTCACACGGTACCGCCAAAATGGAGAGGTGTGGGTAAACTTCAAGGCTGTCACACAAGGCCAAATTAAATATGACGTTATGAATGTCTCTGACTTTATTGAGACACAATTACGTAGAGATCGTAATCTAATAGCACGACTGAAACAAGACAATTATATTGACCCTGTTCTCGGTCCGGTACAACTACAAGAGTTGCACGACAACTTTATTGATAATGTCTTTGCCAAAAACAAGTGGGAAGATAAAGTTGCTCCGAAGATAGCGAGAGATTTGCGTGGTATACTTGACACTAAGATACCGCCAAAGCTGCGTGTGCGTTTGGATGATAACGATCTCAAAGAGTTCTACTTGCGCTTTGCAAACAGGCTGTCACTTGCAGATTCACCTGACAGAGATCAGCTTGCTGTAACGTTAGGAAGAGAGCTATACAATGCAGCAAATTATCGTGGAAGCCGCTACGAGTGGTATAAGCTAGGTGTAAAGCTGCTAGACGATGCAAAAGACAAAGGATTCTACACACTAGAGACTTATGGTGTGCAGAAGCGTCGTATGAAAGCTAGGACAGGTGGCAAGTACTTCGGCCCTTACTACGATACTGTATCTGTGAACCTCCGCATAATTGATCCTCGTATACAAGAGTACGCCAGACTAACACGTAAAGTCGAGCTGGGTTTACGCGTGTCAGTGATAGCTGAAAAGAATCAACTAAAAATTCGAGAGGGCTACAAGACCTATTTCGACAAGTGGAATAGAGACACCAGAATCCCAATTACATCTACATCTTCCTTTAGTGATTTCCCTGTCGAATTTGTGGATAAGGACTTGTCAGATGCGTTGAACTGGACTGCCAGTACCAAATACAAAGTAGACAAGGAGTTTCACGACTTTATCGAAAAGCTTCTTATGTTCGAAGACGACAAGGGTAAAGCACAATATTACCATGAGCTAAATCACTATCGCAAGTATATTGTGGAGCGTGGTGATGCTTATGAGCGATTCAAGGCTATGAAATGGCTACGAGATAACGACTATGCATTTAGTAACCACCCTTTCCTCGATCATCGTGGGCGTATATATGAGCGTGGTCTAATAGGTCCGCAATCAGGTGAAACATTTAGACCTTTCTTGAATACAGCTGAATACAAGAATTACTCAGCAGAGGAGTTCAGGAATCTACAAGATCAAATAGGTGGTTTTCTTGGTGGTTTATCAGATCAGCTTGAGGGTAACTTCAACTCTCTGTCCATAACAGGTCGACAAAAGATAGCTATTAAGTGGCGTAAAGATCTTGTGGAAATTGGTAATGCAATGCGTCGAAATAAGCCCGGTGATATACGAAAGGTGCTTGAGTCGCCCTTTATGCAGATGATTGAGGGTGAGGAGCAAGGTAAGACGCTACGCTTAGCATTAGAAATGTCTCGCATTGACGAATTTTTAGGTGGGGATTACTCAGCCGCCAATTTAAAGAGACTGGTCAACTACCGCACGGCATTAGCTCTGGAGCAAGATGCATCGTCATCTGGAGCACAGATCATCGCTCTGACCACAAAGAATAAGCAGCTAGCTAAACTGTCGAACGTTGTACCGACAAATCAGAAGCAACGTCTGTATGATGAGATTGCTGCAGCTACATACAATGACCCACGGTTCAGAGAACTTAATAAGAAGTTAGGGCTTTCTGAGAAGGACTTACGTAAGGCTGCAAAGGCGCAAAATATGGTCATCTTCTACGGCGCAGGTGAGCGCACAGGTATCATGAACGTAGAAGGTAAGCTCGCAAAGGTGTTAGGTAAGGACACTAATACACTTGTGTTGAAAGCGGCTGAACGTGATGCAGTACTGAACGAGATAAGTGCGCGTATGGCACGTTACGAGAAGTACGATCAGGATATGTATCTGCAGCTAAAATCGCTGAGGACAGATGTAAAAGATTTGTTCAATAAAGGCATAGCGCCCGGCGACGACATCATGGAAGAACTCTACTTTCTCGATCCAAAGACAAGAGACTTTGTAGAGAAGATGACAAGGCAGTATGATCGTGTTGTCACACCTGACGACTTCGCAGAGATCGCTAAGATAATGAGTGAGAACTTGTCTACACAGGTTCCTATTCTCAAAGACTTCACTAAGTATTTTGGTAGGCTCGCTGCAGATTTTGCGGAACATGCGAACCCTGCTGACAGTGCATTTGATATTGAGAAGTATCTTAAGACCAAGGCACTCGGTGCGCGTAAGGGAAGACCTCCTGATATACTTAAGCGTTTACCTGGGTGGAAGCCCGGTGGAAACTTAGCTGAGATACTGTTTGGTGTGCAACAAGAGAAACTGCCTAAGAGATGGACACAGATACCTTGGGTTAATTTCGATGGTAAAGTAATCGAGCAGCATTTTACACAAGTCTTCGAAGAAAAGCTTCTATACAAGACGGCGGATGGTAAGTGGGTGACTAATATTCTCCAAGTACCGCAGAAGACTGATCCTAGTTGGTGGGATGAGCTAACCAACAAAAGCAACAAGATAAATGATATTGTTGATACGCAAAAGGCTAGAACAGCATTCGCAGTTAATGGAAATCACTCTAACGATGCCACTCTGGTTAAACAGTTTCATCTCTGGGGAAAACGTGAGGGTGTTGCAACATCGACAATTCATGATGCTTTCTTTACTAATGCAGCAGATATGTTGCGTGGTAGAGCAGCGTTACGTAAGATATACGCAGAGACACTTAAGAAGAGTCCAATAAAGGACACGCTTGACGAGATGCGTAGGAGG